GTGAGCCGACTCCCTTCGGGGCCGGCGCTATCGCAACCGGCCTCCGTGAAAAGCTCGGCGGCTTCTCGATGATTGACCTCGCAACGGTCATGGTCAATGGCCACGGCTATATTAGCATCGAGCATGGCGACGGCTATAGCGTGGTGAAATACCCATATCAGGCCGTGCGCTTGACCAATCCGGCGGACATCGCCGCGCTGAAAGCGTGGCAGGCGGACAATCAGTTTGACGCCCCGGCAGTGATCGAGTTCTGATTACATGCTGAAAAACCTAGACAAAGCGCCGTTCCCGTGGTTCGGCGGCAAGAGTCAAGCCGCGCCGTTGGTTTGGCAACTGTTGGGCGACGTGAGTCACTACGTCGAGCCGTTCTTCGGCAGTGGGGCGGTGCTGCTGAATCGGCCCCATCCCGCCAACCGGACGTACTTCTCGGAGACCATCAACGACCTGGACGGCTTCGTCGTCAACTTCTGGCGCGCCGTGCAATGGTACCCGGAGCAAACGGCAGCGGCGGCGTCCTGGCCAGTGACCGAAGCCGACAAATCGGCGCGCCAGTTGGCGGTGTTGCGCTGGTTGGACAGTGCGCTTGACCGGCTGGCGGGCGACGCCGCGTACTGCGACCCGGTGATCGCGGGCTGGTGGGCCTGGGCCGTGTGTGTGCAAATCGGCGCATTCGACGGCAAGCAAGGCTGGACCGCCGATCCGGTGACGGGGCAGATTTACTTGCAACCGCGCGGCAAAACGCGCGAGCCGGGGGTGAAGCGCGACAGGCCACACCTGAACAACGATGGGGTGGGTGTGAATCGGCCACAGCTACGCGAGCCGGGGGTGCGGCGCAACCTGCCGCACCTGGCCGACAATGGGCAAGGCGTGAATGCGCCACAGCTGCGCGAGCCGGGGGTGTTGGACCCGATCACCCCGGCGCATGGAGTTTCAGCTCTGGATGTCCTGGACTGGGGCGCGGAGTTCCACGATTTGACGATGCCGGAGATCATCCGCTGGTTCCGCTACCTGTCGGCGCGCCTGCGTCGTGTGCGCGTGGTCAACGGTGACTGGCAGCGCGTTTGCACAGCCGGCGCGCTGAGGACGCTCGAAGTGCGTATGAAGCACGGCGTCGTTGGCGTGTTCCTCGATCCGCCCTACGGGACAGACGCCAGGCGCGCCCAGGCGCTGTACGCCGTGGATTCGCTCACCGTAGCTGACGCCGTGCGGGATTGGTGCCTCGCCAATGGGGACGATCCCGACCTGCGCATTGTGCTGGCTGGCTTCGACGGCGAACACGGCGCGGCTTTGCAGGCGGCGGGCTGGCGTGAGCATGCGTGGTATAAGGGCGGCTTCCTACGGGGCGGCATGGGGAACATAAATCACAACGGCACACACCAGCAACATCGGGAGCGCTTGTGGTCGTCGCCGCATTGTCTGCATGACGGTGCGCCCGTGCCGGTCAACGGCGCGGAGGACGCCGCACAAGAAGAGTATTTGCCGCTATTGCAAGAGGCAGACGATGCCGCTTGACTTCACCCTGGGGCGACCGCTGCCGGCGGGCCTCGGCTACATCTCGCAGTGGTTCGGGGAGCACCCGGAGTGGTATAAGCGGTTTGGGCTGGCCGGCCACAACGGGATAGACTACGCCGCGCCGCTCGGTGCGCCGGTGTTGGCCGCCATCACGGGCGTGTGTGACACAGGCAACGACCCGGACGGCTACGGCATCTGGGTTACGGTGAGCGATGGGCTGCGCCTGACACGCTATGCGCACTTGAGCCGCACGCTCGTGCGCGACGGGCAACTGGTGCAACGGGGGGAGAAGCTTGGGGAGGTGGGCGACACCGGCAACTCGACCGGGTCGCATCTGCATTTTGCCCTGCGCTGGGCGCGGGGCGTCAATCCGGCCTACGGGCATTACGTAGACCCACACCCGTTTCGCGAGTAGCGGTGATCGGGTGCTAACTTGTTGTTAGGTGAGCATGGGGCATGCAAAGGCCCGGCGTCTACGCGCCGGGCCTTTTCTTTGTGCGGACGACCAACCTCGCCCTGGCGCGGCTCCACGGGCGCCAGGGCGAGGGAGGTGCGAAGGTCAGTCGTTCACCGGAGCAACCGGAACCATTCTCAGGCTCCAATAGTCCGCGCAACGCGTGTCACAGTTGAGCATGTCGCCATTGAGGCGGCACTTCGCGCCGTTGGGCGGCAACACCTTGCCGGTGCCAGGCACCGGCCACGCTTCCACGCAGTCTACGTAATCCACTCCCACCGCGCACAGGCGGTAGAGCGGCGCTTCATCAGTCGGCGTGATGCCGACCACGCGGAACGTCGGTGTGACGCAGGCCACGGCGAACGCCAGTACAACGAGCGCGAACAGGACAATCTTCATTTCCAAAATCCTTTCAGGTGTGAGAGAAGGCTCGTCTTGGGGCGGGGGCTCCACCAGCGGACGGGATCGGGTCCGACGAGCTCGGAAGCGACGGCTGGGGCGGCGGTGGAGGCGGGCGGCTTGTGCTTGCAGGTCACTTCATGCCAGGATCCTTTCTCGGGTGGGCGGCGCATGGCCAGGCGGCGCCGCGCGGTGGCTTCGTTCTTCTCGCTGAACCAGCGCTCGACGTGCCAGCCGGCCCGGGCGGCGACGTACTGCGCCCAGTCGGCCTGGGCGTCACGGATGCGGATCGTGGCGCGCCAGAAGAGGGGGTGGTTGTCCTCTTTGTACACGTCCACGGAGACGCTCGAGCCGGGGAAGCGGTCGGTGGAGATCTGTTTGCGCACGCCGGTGGCGATCGCCTGACGGGAGGGCGCACATAGCGGGATGGCGACGGTGAAGGTTTTCATGCTGCGCTCCGTGATTTATAGCGGGGGTCGAGACCTCGGCGGCGGAGGGCCTCATTGATGCACTCGGCGGCGACGTAGTAGGCGCGACCGCCGTCGTAGCCGAAGGTGTGGCGCTGGGCGGCCGAGAGGTTGCGGTCGGCGGCTAACCAGTTGTTATAGACCGTGGAGGCGAGCCACGGCGGCCAGTTGTCGGTGTCGGGTACGGGTATCGGTTTTCCGGTTCTGGCGGCCTCGTAGAGGGGGTCGGGGGCCGGGACGGGGGCCGGAATCGGTTCCAGAACCGCCTCCTGAACCGTTGAGGGCTGATCAGCAGAACCGAGGCCATCGGCTTCGGCATCGGCCGGGAGGGCCAGGCGGGGGCGGTAGATGGTCGAGTGGCGCAGGCTCTTGAGCTGGTTGGTGAGGGGAAACTGCACCCAGCCGTTGACCTGCGGGCAGTAGGCGCGCCCGATGGGCAGGTCGAGCAGCTGGTCGGTGACTTCCCGGCCGTAGACGGCGAAGCGGGCGGCCGTGGCGGTGTCCATGCGCATCATGAAGACGTGCGAGGCGTTGCGCATGAAGGCAGGGTCGAGGACGTCGGCGCGGGCGGTCTGGGTGCCGACGATGAACATAAAGCCGGCGTTGCGGCCCATGTTGACGAGGGCGCGCAGGCGCTTGCCGAACTCGCGGGCCAGGCGGGCGTCCGTGATGCTCAGATCGTCGGCGGCGGCCTCGGCCTCATCGACGACGACGACGACGTTGGGCGGGGCGTCGGGCCAGCGGTGATAGTCGGAGATTTTGAGCTCCTTCATCAGCTGGTCGCGGCGGTCCATCTCGGCGCGCAGGGCGACGACGGCGTCGAAGATCTCGCGGGGCTCGGAGATGACTTCGATGTCGGGCCAGTTGGAGGCGAAGCGGGAGAGGAAGATGTACTCGGCGCCGGGCAGGTTGCGCCGATAAGCCTCGATTATGTAGCGTAGCGTGTTGGTCTTGCCGCTGCCCTTCTTGCCGACGATCAGGGTGTCGGGGTTGTTCTGCGGATCGGGCTTGACGATGGCGCCGGGGTCGTAGTCCTGCGGGATGACCTCCGGCTCGGGGAGGAGCGCCTCGTCGTCGCGCGGGTTCATCAGGGCGCGGGCGACGCCGGCGGTGACGCGGCCGCGAGCGCCGAAGACGGCGTAGGCGACCTGGGCGTTGTGCTGGTTGGGCGCGGGCAGGAAGTAGGGCTCCGGGAGGGGCCGACCGGCGAGGGCGGCGGCCAGGTAGTCGGGCCAGCCCGGGCGGACGAGCAGGGAGGGCATCATGCCGCCTTGCAGCGGGTAGACGCGATCCACGCGGCGCAGGATGGCGCCGGCGACGGCGAGGGCGCCGATGGCGACGGCGACGCCGGTGCTGCTGACGGCGACGACGCCGGCGCTGATGGCGGCCTGCTTGAGGACGAGCAGGTAGGGCTGGATGGCGGCGGACTGGGCCTGGTTGGCGGCCAGCGTCCAGGCGCGCATGGCCTGGACGGAGGGGTCGAGCTCGTAGACCAGGCGAGAGGCGCCGAGCAGGGCCAGGCCCACGGCGGCGACGGCGACGATGAACTCCTTCATGGCTACCTCTCAGGGGGCGACCCCACAGGGATGGGGCCGACGAAGAGCACGCCGAGGAATTCGGCGATGAAGGCGGGCGGGACGCCGAAGCGGGTTTCGAACTTGCGGGCGGCGGCGTCCTCGTCCTGGTCCAGGGTGAAGCCGAGCCAGCGGTGGGAGCGCAGGAGCTCCGGCGATGGGACGGCGGTCTCCGGGAAGGCGAGGGGGAGCTGGGCGGTCATCGGGAATCGTCCTCTTCGAGGCAGAGCTCGTCCAGGTAGTGGAGACAGAGCCCGATGATGATGAGGGCGCCGGTCAGGACGCCGAAGGCGTAGGCCACAAGGAAGGGGATCATGCATCCTCCAGGAGCGCGGTGAGCAGTTGCTCCCAGGTGAGGGAGCGGGCGGTGCGGATGGCGTTGAGGCGGGCCCAGACGGGCCGGTCGAGGGTGATGCTGCTTCTGGGTCGGGCGGGGCGGGCGGCGGGCGGTGTTGGGGCTGTAACGGGGGTTACAGCGGATTCTGGCGCCGGGTCGAGCACGGTGACGCCGGAGTTGACGTGCACGGTGATGGGTTGGGGGTCGGCGATGATGACGATCCGGTCGGCGAGCTGATCGCCGATGCGGTAGACGACGGCGTCGGGCGAGATGCCGGCGACGGCCTCCTCGACGGAGAGGGGCAGCGCGGGGAGGCCGACGGCGCGGCGCAGATCGTTGCGGTCCTGGCGGGCGAGGTGGGCTTCGCCGCGCTCGTATTTCGACCACCAGGCGAAGGAGCGGCCGGAGCCGATGACGTGGGCGAACTCGCGCAGGGTGGTCTTGCTGCGCAGCTCGTCGTAGATCTCGCGATAGTCGGCGGCGGTGAGGTTCTCGCTGGCGGCGGCGTCACGGGTCAGGATCTGGATGGCGGGCATGGCGGCCTCAGTGCGTTTTCTGTAGCTCGGAGAACAGATCATCCGGGCAGTCGGGGATCCGGCCGCCGAGCAACGCTGGGCGGTGCTCGCCGGCGGCGTCGTAGAGGCGGGCCAGCTCGACCTGGAGCGCCTGCATGTACGGGTTGCCGGATTGCGCGGCGCACACGACGTGATAGATGGCGATGGTGACGTTGTCGGGTTGCATGGCGTCGGCTCCTAAGATGTTGTTAGGTGCGCTGCCGGTGTAGCGGCTGCGGTTGGGCCTGTAACGGGGGTTACAAGGCAACCCTGGTGGAGAGCGAGGAGCGCCATGAACAGGCCGTTGAGCAGGGCGATGGCCAGGCCGCCACCGATCAGGTAGACGACGAAGACGCCGAAGCCGGGGATGTAGCCGAGCCGGAGCGCGCTGTGCAGGGCCAGGGCGCCGATGGCGATCTGGGCGGCGAAGGCCAGGCCGCAGATGCGGTAGAGGGTCGGGCTCATTCCGTCACCTCGTCATCGGAGATATCGTAGAGCTGGCCGATCTTCGGCTGAACATCGGGGACCGGACGGGTGCAGCTACGGATGTGGATGATGCGGTCGCCGCGGTCGGTGGCCACCAGGATGCGATCAGCGGAGGCCGGCTGGATGTAGGTGACGGGGATGGTGTAGCGACGAGCCGGCCGCCGGTAGAGGAGGCGCTCGCCGGGCGTGAGCTGCGGGATGTCAGCGGGTTTCATCGGGTCTTGTCCTCTTCGTGGATCAGGTAGACGGCGGTGTCGCCGTCGAGGCGGGTGTAGGTGGGCAGGAAGCGGGCGAGCGTGTCCGGGTCCAGCTCGTCGGGGCGGATGCCGCGGGCGGCGGCGAGCTGCTCGAGGCGGCGCCACTTGCGGGCGGGGTCGATGGCGTAGGCGAGGGCCATGCGGTCGGTCTGCCAGCCGGCGTTGATCTCAGCGAGCAGGCCGTTGAGGCGGGCGATCTCGGTGTGCGGGTCGAAGCGGTCGGTCATTGTCTCACTCCCTGTCACTGTTCCAACTGTCTCACGGTTTTCCACCCATCAGAGGGGGTGTGTTAAAACAGTGAACTATTGATACTGTTGGGACTGCTGCGGTCTCGGCGGCCGCTGAAGGCCGCTTACGGTGCGTCGTCCTCGGTCTGAGAAGGCAAGCGCCAGCAGTTGGACGGGCTCTTGCGGCCGGTGGTGTTGACGATGGCGCCGGTGTTCAGGAGCTCATCGTAGGCGCGGTAGATGGTGGCGCGGGAGAAACCGGCGTCCCGGGCGGCGGCGACGGCGTCCTTCGGCGAGACGGGCTCGCCGGCGGCTTCGAGGTAAGAGAGGAGCCACTCCTCGGCGGTGTCGCGCTCGGTGGGGGCCTGGTAGCGTTTCGGCGCGTTGGCCGACCACTCGATGCGGACGCCGGAGGTGGGGTCGCCGGCGACGATCGGCTCGAGGGTGAGGCCGAGCGGGGCGGGGGCGGCCGAGATGTTGGTCTTGATGACCTGGAGCTTGCGGGGGCCGTTGGCGTCCGGTTCGGGGCCGGTCTGGACGGCGGAGAGTCCCCAGATGACGCGGGCCATGGCGGCCAGGTGGCCGGAGCCGCGCACCATGTCCATGTCCATGTCGCCGTCGCCGAGGAGGGAGAGCTGCTGGCCGAGCTTGCGCAGGTGATGGATCAGCAGGATCGGCACCTCGTAGTTGACGGCCAGGCCGTTGAGGAAGGCCATGATGTCACGGACCTCCTCGACGGCGTTCTCGGAGCGGCGGGTGATGGAGCCGAGCGAGTCGATGACGATGAGGCGGGGGAAGACGCGCCGGGTCATGGAGACGAGGCGCTCCTGCCAGGTCTCGGGCGGGACGCTGTCCTCGATGATGGCGGTCGGGTCGCTGAGGTCGATGATGGGGTCCTTCTCGGTGGGGAGAAGGGGGAAGATGCGGTCACGCGCCATGGCCCATGCCTGGGCGCGCTCGTTGAGGGTGGTCGGGTTGTTCTCGCCCTCGACCCAGATGACGGCGCCGTGGCCGACGACGGGCGCACCGTCGGGCCAGACGTCGCCGCCGATGGCGCGGTTGGCGATGTCGAGGGCGACGAGGGACTTGCCGGAGCCGGGGCGGGCGGCCAGGATGGTGATCATGCCGACGGGGAGCCAGCCCTGCCAGAGCCAGGAAACGGGCCGCAGGTCGCGGGCGATGTCTTCCAGGGTGGGCAGGTTGGTGTCGTAGAGGAGGCAGGCCTCCAGATCGCGGATGAGGCGCGCCTGGCGCTCGTCGACGAAGAGCGGGCCCATCTCGCGCAGGACCTCTTTGCGATAGTCGTCATCAGCGGCTCCGGCGGCAGGTTGATCGCCGCGGCGGAGCCAGTCGAAGATTTGCCAGAGGTGCGGGTCGAATTCTTCCCGCGTCAGGCGCTCGTAGTCGGTGACGGCGCCTGCTACGTAGCCGTGGATGATTTCGAATTGGCGGCGCTTTGAGAGCGGCATTGTGCTGTGTCCTTCCGAACCGAACGGGTGTTCAACCTTTGCGCGATGTCGCGCCGGCGGCCGTTTTGGGCAGTTCGTCCGCTAATAACGTATTAGCGGACGAACAAAGCGCTACCACCGCTCGACGATCATGACGAGGGTGATGATGAACAGGATCAGGATGACGAGATTCAGGCAGCCCTGCCAGCGGATGCGGGTGGTGGGTTCCATGGTCTCCTCACAGGGTGTACTCGCCGGGCCGCAGCACTTCGACGGCGGGGACGAGGTCGGTGGAGCCGCAATAGACGCAGTGCTTTTCGCGATCGTGGGCGCCGAACGGATCGAGAATCGTGCCCTCGGCGCCGCAGCGGCGACACCAGAGCTCCTCGACGTGGATGTGGAGCGGGGTTCGCGTGACGCGAATGGGCGAGAGCGGGACAAAGCCAGATCTCATTGCGCGGTCTCCGCTTCTGCGGGGGTGGCGCGCCGGAAGCTGTCGGTGTCCTGGTCGTAGGTGAAAATGTCGGTCCCGCCGTCGATGAAGAGATAATCCTGCGGCGTGGCGATGCTGGCGATGTTGACGGAGAACTCGTTGTCGCGCAGCCAATCGAGGATGATCTCGAAGGCGACGCAGGCTTTCTTGATCGTGTTGGTGTATTCGGCTTCATCCACCGGCCGGCCGTTGTGCACCAGCGACGCGCTGACCGGGATGCGCAAGTAGTGGACCAGGTCCTCGGTCGGGACGGGCTGGGCGATGACGATGACTAGACTACCTACGTGTAGGCCACGTGGTTCCTTTTCAAGGATGAGGTTGGCGTAGATGGGCTGCAACCAGTCGATGGCCTTGGTGAAGTCGTCCAGGGTGGGGTAGCCGATGTAGATGGTCATGGTGACTCCTTTCAGTCGTTGGTGTCGTCGTAGAGGGAGGATTGCAGGCCGGGGAGCTGAGCGGCGGCTTTGGCCCACTCGGTGTTCTTCTGGCCGGCCATGACGTGGTCGTAGCGGGTGGTGATGGCCAGGCTGCTGTGATGGAGCAGCTTGGAGCAGAAGCGCACGTCGGCGCCGCCGTTGGTGTAGAGCATGTAGGCGGAGTGGCGCAACGTGTGGACGTGGATCGGGTCGGCATCGAGGCCGGCGCGCCGGGCGTAGAACTTGAGCAGGCGGCCGACCTCGTGGCCGGAGATGGGCCCGGCGGAGGGCTGGGGGGCGTTGACTCCGAGGCGGGCGAGCCGGCGACGGCGCTCTTCGGGGGAGCTGGTGGCGGTGAAGATGTAGTCGCCGGGTTGGATGGTGGCCAGGCGGCCGGAAAGCTTGAGGAAGTCTTTCACGGCCCGCCAGGCGGGGGCGGGGAGCTCGTCCCAGCCTTCCTTGCCCTTGTTGCGCCAGTGATAGTAGACGGCGCCGTTCTGCTGGCGGAGGTCCTGCCAGCGCCAGACGCGAATCTCGCTGTTGCGGGCGCCAGTGAGGATGTAGCAGGTGAAGAGGGCCAGGTCACGGAGGCCGCGGGCGTTGCGCCGGGGAGACGAGGCGGCGTAGCTCTTGATGGCGCCGATGAGGGCGTCGAGCTGGTCGGCGTCGAGCCAGGTGGCGCTGGCGAACGCGTCGGAGCGGGGGCGGGGGATGCCGCGCGCTCGGGCGGGGTTGATGTCCTCGAAGAGCGGGATCTCGCGTCCGTCGAGGAGGGGGACGGGGTACTCGCCGGCGTAGGAGTAGAAGGAGCTGATGGCGGCGAGGTACTGGGCGATGGTGCCCTCGGAGAGGCCGAGCTGGTCGGCGGTGCGGCGGCCGTTGCGCTCGAGGCCGCGGGCGACGTGGCCGGCGATGGGGCGGGCGCGCAGATCGGCGAGCCAGGCGCGCACGTCGCCGGGGACGATGCGCCAGGGGGCCTTGTCCTGGGTGAAGAGGCGGAAGTCGAGCCAGGCGGCCTGATAGGCGCGGATGGTGGCGAGGGGCCGGGGCTCGCCGGTGCGGGGGGAGCGGGCGAGCCAGTCGTCGTAAGCGGCGGCCCAGAGGGCGGGCTTGTCCGCGTCGGGGATGGCGGGCGGCGGGGGCGCGACGAGGGCTTCACGCAGGGCGGCGATGAAGTCGCCGGGGGTGGGCCGGGCGTGGAGGGTGACTTCATCCGGTTCGATGACTTCGATGGTCCGGCCGGTGAATGGGACCAGGGCGGCTTCTGACATGCGCGGGCCTTCTTTCGCTAAGAATGGGTTAGCGGCGCTGGGGTGAGTTCCTGCCAGCCGTACTGATAGCCGATGAGCCGGAAGGAGCGGTTGGTCTTCTCGGAGATGCGGCGGATGTTGATGGGCAGCATCTCGGCGCCGGGCGGGACGGCGAAGGCCTCGGCGATGGCGGCGACGGTGTCAGGCGAGGGCGGGTCGCCCTCCCGGCCGATGGTGAGGCGGTGGGCGTCGCCGGTGCGGGCGAGGGTGATGTGGATGCCGTAGAAGAGGCGCTCGGCGCGGGCGGTGGGGCCATGGCCGGCGATCTCGTGGCGCATCTGCTCGGCGAGTTGGTGGAGTCTGGGCTTGGTCATGGTGTTCTCCATTGCGAACGGGGCGTCTGCGAACGGGGCGTCTGCGATCGGGTCGTCCGGTCGGGAAGGGGCGCTATGCCGACGGGCAGGCATGCACACCCTCTCACAGGTATTTGTTCTGACGCCGGATAACGCGCCCTCCGGGCGGGACGACGGGGTCAACATGTGAGGTCCAGGGTGAGCTGGCCAGCGTGACGTTTGGCGCGCCGGGTGACGGCGGCGTGCTCGGCGTGCATCTGAGCGTCGAGCCTGAGGTGGCAAGCCTGACACAGCGCGTGCAGGTTGGCGGGATCTACGTTCAGCGGGTCGGGATCCGGGTGATGGGCGATCGTGAGCACGATGCGGAAGAGCTTCTCGCGGGTGCGGTAGTGTTCGACCTGGTCGGGCGGGACGGGGAGGAAGTGGCCGGCCCAGCGGTAGCCGACGGCGCCGTTCTCGAGGCCGCAGAATTCGCAGCGGTTGCCGGCGCGGGCGAGGATGGCCGGGCGGATGGTGGTGAACCAGTCGGGCGGGTAGCGATGGCGGTCGAAGGGCATTGTGGGCCTCGGCGTTGAGTGTGGGCGGATGGTTATTTGGTGATCAGGCTGATCTGCTCGAAGAAGGAGTCATCGGCGGGCCAGTTGAGGGTGGCCTTGATGGCGCTGAGCCACTCGCCGGTGGGGATGACCTTGCCGGTCTCCATGTTGGAGATCATGGTGTTGGGGATGTCGCAGCGGTCGGCGAGCTGCTGCTGGGTGAGACCTCGGGCTGTGCGAAGGACTCTAAGTTGGGTTGCGAAGTCCATAGGTTACTCCTGGTAAGCTAATACTTACGATATGTAAGTCTAAGACCCATAAAAAACGTCAGTAACAAACCGTTACTATGCTTATACCAGATTGTTAGCGACTTGTCAAGGGGTTTGCTAAGCCAATTTATGAAAGTCGTGCTATATTGGCAGGGATGAGGTTACAGATGTGAACCTACTCGATCCTCATTCTCGCCTTGTTGCGGAGCGGGTGCACGAAGCGCGTGTCGTTTCCGGCCTGAGCCATAAGGACTTGGGTCAGAAGCTGGGCCTGACGGCCACTGGCTACGGACACTACGAGCGGGGCCGGCAGGCTTTCAGCATCGAGCAGCTCTTCGTCATCGCGCGCGTGCTGGATCGGCCGGTGGAGTGGTTTCTGGGGCTGAACTCGGAGCTGAGCGACGACGAGCTTCTGGCGCTGGGACTGTACCGGCGGGCGGTGCGGAATGGGGTTGGGGAGGCGGCGCTACGGGTCCTGGGCGCGGTGGCGGGGGAGGAGGAATGATGAGCATCCGGGCAGTGGAGCGGATGATGAATGCGTTACTTGATGCGGTTGGCGAGCTCCTCGAGAAGATTCGCCAGTTCGCGCAGCGTGCGGGCGATGGCGCGCAGAAGGAGGGAGTCGGGTGGGGTGGACAGGGCGGCCGTGGTGAACTGTAGGCGGCGTTTCTTTGGCATAGCTGGCTCCGATATCTAGAACGACTGTTCTAAGTATAGGGCATGATGGAGGAGAACGCAAGATGGGAAAGTTTTCGGTTTTGCTGATTGTGATGCTGGTGTTGGCTGGGTGCGGTCAGGTAGGAGATACGTCGAGCGGGCGCGGGTCAGGTCGGCATGTGGCCGGGGTGGGCGAAGCCTGGCCGGTGCGGGTGGATGACCTGAAGATGCAGGATGTGTCGGGTCTCGCGTACAAAGTGTCGGCGAGCGCGACGAACACGACGGCGGGGCGGATCTGCTGGGTGCGTCTGACGTTCGAGTTCCTGGACGCCGGCGGCGCGGTGCAGGGGAATTGCGACGAATACGTGGTGACGGATGAGTGCATGGCAGCGGGCCAGCGGCTGACGGTGAATCGGCAATGTGATCGGCCGGAGGGGGCGACGCAGGTGCGGGTGGGCCAGGTGCACTGGCAAGATTGATGCGGCGCTAATACGGTCTTATGTGACTGAATGAATGGCCGTGCCGTCCGCGGGGATGGGGTAGACCTGGGGCAGCACGGATGGGTGTGGATTGCCGGCCGTGCGGACGGGGGTCGGGGGATCTCGGCTCCTGGTTCGGGTCCGTGAGGCCGGAGGTTCAAATCCTCTCTCCCCGACTTGGTATTACGGCAGGCAGCACGGTTGGCCGGACAGGGCAGCCGTGCTGCCTGCGGTGATGCCGCCTCGGAGCTCCTCGTCTACCTCAGTCCGCACGGCCAGAGAAAAAAAGCCCACGTCCAACTCTTAGCGGCGCTATGCCGTGTATTAGGGGACGACTATCGGGGCTACCGGAGGCTGCACGGATGAAGGGCGTCTCTCTCTGTCTGTCACAGGTGATCGAGGGCTATCTGCTGGAGGCGCACGCCCGCCGGCTGAGCCCGGGGACGATCTCGGACTACTCCAACGCGTTCCGCAAGCTACAACGCTACCTCGCTGACGATCCTCCATTCGCGGCGATCGGGATCGAGCAGGTGCGCGGGTTCCTGGCGGATCTGGCGCAGATGACGGAGCCGAAGCCGCTGAGCAAGAAGGCGCTGCTGAACATCCACACGGGGCTGAGTGCGTTGTGGACGTGGGCGGTGCGGGAGGGGATCGTCGAGCGTCACCTGTTGCGCGATGTGCCGCGGCCGCGGGCGGAGACGCGGGCGGTAGAGCCGTTCAGCCAGGAGGATGTCAAGGCGCTGCTGGCAGTGTGCGAGCGCAGCGCGGCATATCGGCGGCCGGGGAAGGTGCTTTGCGACAACGAGCGGCCGACGGGGGTCCGGGATCGGGCGATGATCCTGCTGTTGCTGGACACGGGGATCCGGGCCAGCGAACTGTGCGGCCTTCAGCTGCGTCAGGTGGATTTAAAGAACCGGCATATCGTGGTGATGGGCAAGGGGAGCAAGGAGCGGCAATTGCCGATCTCGGCGCAAACTTCCAAAGCGCTGTGGAAGTATCTGGTCTCGGAGCGGAAGGATGCGCGGCTGAACGAGGAAGTGTTCGAGGGGCACTACGGGGGGCCGTTGACGCGCGATGCGCTGCTGAAGGTGCTGCGCCGGCTGGGCGAGCGAGCGGGGGTGGAGGGCTGCCATCCGCATCGGTTCCGGCACACCTTTGCCATCCAGTACCTGCGCAATGGCGGGAACACGCTGGCGTTGCAGGCGAGCCTGGGGCATACGACGCTGGAGATGGTGCGGGTGTACGCGCAGATCGCCCAGGCGGATCTGGATAACGGGCATCTGGTGGCCAGCCCGGTGGCGAACTGGCGGCTATGACTACTACATCTTGTGTTCTAGATCAGATGTGCTACTATATGCGGTATGGAACAGCTTGCATTCTTGACGACATCGCAAATTCATGAGCTGGACCGGATGTGTAAACAGGTAGCCGAGGGGCCGGGCTGGGGCCGGGTTTCGGTGGTGATCGAGAACGGACGCCCGCGCTGGGTGGAGACGGCCGTCACGCGGGCGATCGGGACGGAGGAGCGGGGCAGACCACCGCCGGGGAGTCCACGGTGAGAGCCGCGCCCGCCAGAGGTGATACGCAATCCCGGGGCCGGAGATCAGAGCGATCTCCGGCCTTTCTTTTTCTCACGCCGATGCCAGCGACAACACACGACGAGCCCGGGGTCATCTTTCCACTGACGCCAACCGAGCGGGTGGCGGTGGTGATGCTGGCGCTCGTGCGGGGCCAGCGTTTGACGTCGAGCGATGTGGCGCGCATGACGGGCCTGACGACCGGCGCGGCGCTGCGGCTGTTGCAGAACATCTCGCGGGTGGCGCCGGTGTATGACGATGAGGGCGAGTGGCAGCTGCTCCAGGCGGCAGACTGCGTGGGGCGCGTCGGGTGGGGCGTATGATGGGAGGGACGATCGTGGATTGTTCTTCGCATAATCATCGCTTAGGTGCGCTGGCCGGGGGGCCCGGAATTGGAATCGCGCGATTTTGACGGTTTTACGGCAGAGGCGGGGGAGCCGGCGGGGGAGCCGGCGGGACGCGAGAAGGTGGACGGCTGGCTGCTTGGGGTTGAGAAGCCGCCGGCCTGGCTGGAGCTGTGGCGCGATTTGTGCGACGAGCGGGCGCCGGTGATCGGGGCGGATGGCGAGCTGGCGCTGAATGCGCGCGGGGAGGCCCGGGTCCGCAAACGCTGGAACTGGCGCCAGGCGTTGTATATCGCCTGGATGGCGACGCCGAAGCACAAGCGGGAACCGAAGACGCAAGACGAGCTCGCCGATCTGCTGGGGCTGGCCTCGACGGGTACGTTTCGCAACTGGCGCCGGGCGCATCCTGAGATGGTGGAGCGGATTCAGCAGGTGCCGCGGGATCTCCTGGTGACGCACCTGGCGGATGTCTACGATGCGCTGGTGTATGTGGCGCGGAGCTACGACCCACGGGCGCACCCTGATCGCAAGCTGTTCCTTGAGCTGGTGGGCGAGTACACACCGAAGGCGGAGCTGAAGAGCGATGTGACGGTCAATGCGCCGGTGGCATTGTTGCCGGAAGCGGACGATGACTGACAGCGGCGCGCCGTGGTCGCCGCATGCGGGGCCGCAGATGGCGTTTCACCGCTCGAAGGCGTTCGAGGTGTTGTACGGCGGGGCGGCCGGCGGCGGGAAGAGCGACAGTTTGCTGATGGAGGCGCTGCGCTATGCCCACGTGACGGGGTACACGGCGATCATCCTGCGGCGGACGTATGCGCAGCTGAGCCAGGCGAACGCGCTGATCCCGCGCAGCCGGGAGTTGTTGACGGATCGGGCGCGCTGGAACGAGGAGCGCAAGACGTGGACCTTTCCGAGCGGGGCGACGGTGCAATTCGGCCACATGCAGCACGAGGGCGACAAATACAACTACCAGGGGGCGGCGTTTGCGTTCGTGGGCTTCGATGAGCTGACCCAGTTCGAGGAGGAGCAGTACATGTACCTCTTCAGCCGGGCCCGAACGACGGCGAAGCTGCCGGATGGGCGGGCGATCCCGGTGCGCGTGCGGGCGACGACGAACCCGGGCGGCGATGGGCACGAGTGGGTGAAGCGGCGCTGGGGGGTGTGGCTGGGGGATCAGCCGACGGCGCAGAGCGGGGAGGTCCGCTGGTATCGCAACGTGGGAGGCACGGACGAGGAGACGACTGCCGGCGATCCGCAAGGGTTGAGCCGGCAGTTTATTGCGGCGAGCCTGCGCGACAACCCGACGCTGCTGGCGAATGACCCGGTGTACGTGCAGCGGCTCGAGGCGTTGCCGCTGATCGAGCGGGAGCGGCTGCTGAACGGCAACTGGCAGATCGGGCCGCAGGGGAACGTGTTCCGGCGGGAGTGGTTCCGGGTGACGCCGGCGGCGCCGGCCGGGCTGAAGTGGGCGCGCTACTGGGACCTGGCGGCGAGCGTCAAGGACACGGCGGATTACACGGCTTCGGTGGCGGCGGCGCTGGCCGACGATGGAACGCTGTATCTGCGGGACATGATCCGAGGCCGGTGGGAATGGCCGGACCAGGAGACGATCATCGTGCAGACGATGCTGGCGGATCCGAAGTGCGTCCACGGCGTGGAGAAGGCGCTGCACGGGATTGCGGCGGTGCAGACGTTGCTGCGCCGGCGGGAGCTGGGCAGGATCGTCGTCAAGGGCGTGGATGTGGACCGGGACAAGCTCACGCGGGCGTTGCCGCTCTCGGCCCGGGCGGAGCAGGGCAAGGTGGCCCTCGTCGAGGGGGCCTGGATCGGGGCGTTTCTCGACGAGCTGACGGCCTTCTCCGGGGACGGGAAGACGCATGACGACCAGGTGGATGCGGCGAGCGGCGGGCTGGCGCTCTTGACGGGCGATCCGCGGACGCGCAAGGGCTACGCTTGGTAATCGCTTATTAGCGGAGCAGGAGGGGAGATGGCGACTGATGATGTGACCTGGGCGCTGGAGACGCTGGGCGGGCGGCTGACGGCGTATCAACTGGCAGACGACTACTATGACGGGCGGCATCGGCTGGCCTTTGCGACGGATAAGTTCCGCAGCGCCTTCGGGTCGCTGATCTCGGCGTTCGCCGAGAACCTGTGCTCGTCGGTGGTGGACACGGTGGCCGACCGGCTTCAGGTGAGCGGGTTCGCGGCCGATGATGAGGCCGCCATGGCGCTGACGGATGCGCTGTGGCAGGCCAACCGGATGGATCGGCGGGCGGGCGAGGTGCACGCGGAGGCGCTGAAGAGCGGCGATGCGTACCTGATCGTCTGGCCGGGCGCCGACGGGACGGCGCGGTTCTATCCGCAGCAGGCCGAACAGGTGTGCGTGTACTACGACCCGGAGGACCCGGGGCGGATCACGAAGGGGGCGAAGGTGTTCTGGCAGGAGGACCTGCTCGCCTGGCGGGTGAACCTGTACTGCGCCGACCGGATCGAGAAGTACGTAGGGAAGCCGCAGGGCAAGATGGGCGGTTCGACGTTCCCGACGAACGGCGGGAGCTTCGAGGTCTACCGGCCGGCCGGCGAGAGCTGGCCGCTGCTCAACCCGTGGGGCGTCGTGCCGGTGTTTCACTTCGGCAACAATGCGGCCACGGGCGCGGTGGGGGTCAGCGAGCTGGCGAACGTCGTGCCGTTGCAGGATGCCCTCAACAAGTCGCTCACGGACATGCTGGTGGCGATGGAGTTCGTGGCGCTGCCGCAACGCTGGATAACGGGGCTGGAGATCGACATCGACGAGACGACCGGCAAGCCGCTGATGCCGTTCCAGCCGGGGGCGGATCGGGTGTGGGCGGTGGGCGCGCCGGACGCGCGTTTCGGCCAGTTCGAGGGGGCCGACCTGACGGGGTTCCTGGGGGCGCAGGACGGTTTTCGGGTGGCGATCGCCCGGGTGAGCCGGACGCCGCTGCACCTGCTGATCACGAATCAGATGGGGGAATATCCGAGCGGCGAGGCGCTGAAGACGGCGGAGGAGCCGCTGAATGCGAAGGTGCGGGATCGGCAGATCGCCTTCGGCAACGTCTGGGAGGACGCGGTGAGCTTTGCGCTGCGCATGAGCGGGGTGGAGGTGGAGGGGTTGGCGTGTCAGTGGCAGGACTTCACGGCGCGCAACAGCCAGAGCTACATCGAGGGGTTGCTGCTGAAGAAGCAGCTCGGGGCCAGCGAAGAGCAGCTGTTGCTGGAGGCGGGCTACAGCGCCGAGGATGTGGCGCGGATGAAGCAGGAACGGGAGGCGGAGACGGCGGACGTCAGTGAACAGATCATGGCGGCGTTCGACCGAGGGACAAACGCATAGGAGGCAGCCGTGGGGCAACGGGCCGTCATTGCAGTCATCAACGACACCCACACCGGCTCGGCGCTGGCGCCATTTCCGGGGGACGCGTGGGAACTGGCGGATGGAAATTGTCTCATGCCGAACGCATGGCAGCAGACGCTGGGGGCGCACTGGGAGGAGTGCTGGCGGCTGGTTGGGGCGGCGCGCCGGCGCTCTCGGCTGATCATCTGGCACGTGGGGGATGCGACGGAGGGCGTCCACCACGACATGATGCAGATCCACAGCAATCTGGCCGAAGAGCAAGAGCGGATGCACCTGGCGCTGATGCGGCAGGCGCTGGCGCTGGCGCATTTCAACCCACGGACGGACTCGCTCACCTATTTCTGCGGGACGCCGGCGCATGGCGATGTGGAGCGGATCGCCCGGGAGCTGCTCGACGCGGACAAGGAGGACGGCCGGCTGGCGACGCCGTACCTGCTGGCCAGCGTCAACGGCTGCCTGTTCGACGTGGCGCACGAGGGGTTCAGCGAGGGCACGCGCGAGTGGACGCGCGACAACACGATGCGTGCCTACCTAACAAGCCGTTATCTGTCGAGCCTGAAGCACGGCCGGCCGATGCCGCGCTACGTGCTGCGGGCGCACCGGCATCGTTGGCGGGTGGCGGATGTGCGCGACGACGACGGGCGGATCATCAGCGAGGGGATGCTGCTGCCGGCGTGGAAGCTGCGCGATGCGTACATCTACCGCAAGTATCCGGAGGGCATCAGCCAGGTGGGAATGGTGGTGTTCGAGGTGGAGGCGGACGGGGCGAGCCGTTGGCGGGGGCTGACGATGCGGGTCGAGCAAGACGAGGTGATGGAGCTGTGACCACGATCTCTCACGACGAAGCATACACGGCGTTGCAAGAACTGGTGGAGCTGCTGCGGCCGCATGTCCTGCCCGAGAAGGGGCCGGACGAGTTCACGGTGGCGGAGCTGGCCGAGGCGATCGGCGTCGAGGTGAACCACATGAAGCTCGTGTTGGATCGCCAGGTGCGCGAGGGGATATTGACCTGCCGGGAAGTGCGGACGCAGGCGCGCCGGAAGGCGACGGCGTACCGGAGAGCGCGGGATGCCTGAACCAACGCCGACGATCGGGGGCCCGACGATCGGGCGCATTTACCGGACGGCGCTGAAGCAGCGGGCGGCGTTGTTGCGCGGCGAGCGCCAGGCGGCGGGCGAGCTGGTGCGCGCGTACGGCGGGGTGTGGGAGCGCATCCGGGGCCGGATCGAGGCGCTGCTGGCGGAGCGGGAGGCGGCGCTGGCGCGCGGGGAGCGGGTAACGGCGGCGTGGCTGTGGCAGTACGAACGGATGACGACGTTGGAGCGCCAGGTCGAGCAGGAGATGTGGGGTTTCGCCCGGACGGCGGGCGTGACGATCGCCGAGCAGCAGCGGGCGGCGGTGGCGCTGGCCGAAGAACACGTGTTCGAGCAGGTGGCGGGCGGACTGGTGCAGCTCAACCGGCTGCCGACGGAGGCCGTGGTGGACCTGGTCGGGTTCACCGGCGACGGCAGCCCGTTGCGCGAGCTGCTCGACGCCCTGGGACCGCAGGCGTCGGCGCACGTGCGCGATGCGCTGATCCAGGGGGTGGCGCTGGGGAAGAACCCGCGGGCGATCGCCCGGGAGACGCGGTCGGCGTTCGGAAGGACGCTGAGCCGGGCGCTGACGGTGTCACGGACGGAGACGCTCCGGGCGTATCGCGAGGCGACGCGGCGCAACTACCAGGAGAACTCCGACGTGGTGCGGGGCTGGATCTGGGTGTGCGCCTGCACGCCGCGCAGCTGCGCGGCGTGCTTTGCGATGCACGGGACGGTGCACGGGGCGAACGAGCGGCTGGACGGCCACCCGAATTGCCGCTGCGTGATGGCGCCCTACACCTACGCGGTGGCGGGGATGGCGGAGCAGGAGCTGCCGGACGCCGGGCCGGAGGTGTTCGCCAAGTTGAGCGAGGAGGACCAGGTGCGGGTGCTGGGGCCGGCGGCGGCGGCGGCGTATCGGGCGGGTGCGGTGCGGCTGGAGGACTTCGTCGGGCGGCGCCGCAGTCGGGATTGGGGCTCGACGCGGTACGCCAAATCGCTGGGGGCGGTGGTGGGGCCGGAGCAGGCGCGGGAATGGACGGCGAAGGCGCTGGGACGCTAAGGCGTTGTTAGGTGGGCAGCAGGTACAACGCGTGGGGCGCACGGGGTGCGTGATATGGTGGGGATGACACGGCGGAGAGATTCCGCCAACAAGGAGGGCGTGATGCCTGACGGTTCTGAACAGGGGGGCCTGGGAGCAGGGGAGCAGGCGGGAGCCGAGACCACGAGCTTCGAGAGCTTCTACGGTGGATTGGATGAGACGGCCAAGGGGCTGATTGACGGGCACATCACCGGGCTGCGGTCGGCGCTGGACAGCGAGAGGCAGCAGCGCAACGGCCTGGCGAAGCAGATCAAGGAGCTGGCCGCCAAGGCGGAGAAGGGGTCGGAGCTGGAGAAGCAGCTGACCGATGCGTCCGCTAAGCTCGAATTAGCGGAGCGCCGTGCTACGTTCTACGAGGACGCGGCGCAGCCTCAAATCGGTTGCACGAACGCCAAGCTGGCGTTCATCCTGGCGCAGACGGAGAACCTGTTCGATCGCCAGGGCCGGCCGGACTGGGCAGCGATCAAGAGCACGGCGCCGGAGTTGTTTCGCTCGAGCGTCGGCTCGGCGGATGGGGGCGCCGGCGGGCAGAAGCGCACGGCGCTGGACATGAATGCGGCGATCCGCCGGGCGGCGGGACGCTGAAACTCGATAAGGAGCAGGTAAGATGGCTTACAACAACATCATCAGCCGGACCGATGCGGCCGCGCTGATCCCACAGGAAGTCGCAAACGAAATCCTGGACACGGTGCCCGAACAGAGCGCCGTGATGCGGCTGGCGAAGCGGCTGCCGAACATGAGCGCCGCCCAGCGCCGGCTGCCGGTGGTGAGCGCGTTGCCCACCGCGTACTTCGTGAGCGGCGACACCTCACTCAAGCAGACCTCCGAAGTCAACTGGGAAAATAAGTACATTGACGCCGAGGAGCTCGCCGTCATCGTACCGATCCCGGAGGCAGTGCTGGACGATTCAGAGTTCGACGTGTGGGGCCAGGTGCGCCCGCTGCTCGAAGAGGCGTTCGGCATTGCAATCGACCAGGCGGTGCTCTACGGGACGAATATCCCGGCGAGCTGGACGACCGACCTGGGGGCGGCGGGCCTCATCGCAGTGGCGACGGCGGCCAGCCATGTGATCAGCCTGGCGTCTTACACGGACCTGTACGAGGCGATCCTGGGCGAGACGGCAGCGGGGGCCGATGGCCTGCTGATGCTGCTCGAAGCGGACGGCTACATGGCGACCGGCCACCTGGCGCACACTTCGTTTCGGGGCAAGCTGCGCAACCTGCGCGATGCCAACGGCAACCCGATCTTCCTGCCGTCGATGCAGGCGCGCGGGCAGTACACGCTGGACGGCGTGCCGATCGAGTTCCCGGTGAACGGGGCGATTTCGGCGACCTACCTGGACATCGTGGGCGACTGGAGCAAGCTGCTCTACGCGATGCGCCAGGACATCACCTACAAGGTGCTGGACCAGGCGGTGATCCAGGACGCCACCGGCGCCATCGTCTACAACCTGGCGCAGCAGGACATGGTGGCGCTGCGGGCGGTGATGCGGCTGGGCTTTGCGCTGCCGAACCCGATCAATCGGATGCAGGGCACGGCGGCCAGCCGCTGCGCGTTTGCGGCTCTGACGGCATAGCCGGAGGAGGCTTCAATGGCAATCTTTCCGGCGTGGTTCAAGCCGGCGCTGCCGGGGCAGACTCTCGGCGGCACGGTCCAGACGGCGGCGCTGTTGCTGGGATCGGGCACCAGCTCGACTCCCACGGACGGCAGCACGACCGCCGACAAGAACTTCCTGGGCTTCTGGCTGAAGTCCAGCGCAACGACGGGCGACATCCGGGGCCTGTACCTGCGGCTGTACCTGTACGGAGCAGCCGGCGGCGAGGCGATCCGGGGCTATGCGACGGCCAATGCGGCCAATGTGGCGACGGGCGGCACGGTGAACGGAGCGCATCTGTCGCTCTCGATCCCGGAGAGCTGCTCGGTGAGCGGGGCGGGCAACGCCCTGCGGGCGACGCTGGGCGCCTCGGCGCAATCGCGCACGCTGAGCGGCACGCTGGCGGCGATCCAGGTGGACAGTGACATCGGGGCCGACAACACGGTCCCGGCGACGGCGGCCTTCATCCGGGTGACCGACACGGGGTCGGTCAAGATCGGCAGGTTGCTCAACATCCCGGCGGCGTCGAACTCGACGATCTTTGCGACGCACACCACCCAGGCCATGACCCACTCGATTCGGATCACGGACGCCGCCGGCACGCCGTACTACATCATGTGCGCGAGCGCAGCGACCAATCGCGGCGGCGGCTCATAATGACCAGCGAAGAGCTTCGGGCGCTCCGCGCCGAGCTGCTGGAGACAAAGGAGAGCCTGTGGGCCGAGCTGAATCAGGCAATCGGCGCATTGGCTCTCCTCGACCATCTGATCGAAATAGCTGAGAAGGGGCAGGCGACAGGGCCTGCGGAGGAGACAGAATCATGACTGCACCGACTACTACCTACACGACCGGCTGGCTGGTGGTTGAGCTGACCGGCGTGACTGCGACGACTGGCGGCGCGATCGCCAGCGTGGCCAACCCGGAAGGGGTCACACTGATCCCGGTCCAGAGCGTGCTGTACATCACCACGGCCTCGACCGGCGCCGCGAATATCAGTATCGGCATCGCCGCCGACGGGACGACCAGCGCCACTGACATCATCAATGCGCTGGCGATCAACGGAGGTTCTCCGCCCACGGCCTATAACGGCCAGGTGCTGGCTGCCAAGACCGCCCTCCCGGCTGTCTGGACCACGTCGAAGTACCTGACCGTCACCGGCTCGGCCGATTCTTCCGGCTTCGTCGGCAAGCTCTACGTCCAGTACATCCGGGCGGCGTGAGCGGGTGGGGGGTGATCGGCGCGATCACCCCTCGCCGCCTAATGTGTTGTTAGCTGACGGAGGCGCAGATGAATGAGGCGGTGGCGCTGACCAGACTGCGGGCGATGACGGCCTACGATCAGGCGCCGACGTTGAGCGACGAGGACCTCACGGCGCTGCTGGATCTGGCGAAGCTGGCCGACAGCGCGGGGCTGGCGCCGTCGGAAGCGGACTGGGTCCCCACGTACGATCTGAACCGGGCGGCGGCCGAGGGGTGGCGCTGGAAGGCGGCGCAGCTGGCCGGCAGTCATTTCGATTTCTCTGCCGACGGGGCGACCTACAATCGCCAGCAACTGTACACCAACTGCCTGGAGATGGCGCGGCGGTACAGTGCGAAGGTGGTGACGGCGGCGTATGCCGTGTCGCAGATGGCGATCGATCATCCGGCGGATGATGAGGACGACCTGACGAATTAGCGCCCGACCCGGGCGCCTGGAGGCAAACGATGGCAAGTGTAATCTACAATAAAGCGCTGCAGCAGATAGCCGCGGGCGAGTACGACCTGAATACAGATGATATCCGAGCGCGGCTTGTGATGACTAACACCACATGCGATACCGAGAACGACGGCATCGAACAGTTGGCGGACTTCACCACAATAGATATTGCTGACGCGACTGGCTACGCCGATATTGACATGACAAGCCTGGCGGTCAACCTGGATGATGCCAATAACCGGGCGGAGTTTGACGCAGCCGATCTGGTGTTCTCTGGGTTAAGCGGTAACGCGAGCCGCGCTTTCCAAGGTGTGTTGTTGTACATCTATGTGGACGGCACGAACGCCAACGATCTAGCGCTGGCGTTCATTGACTTCACCTCGGATATATCGGCCACAGCTACGCAGGTGACTGTGCCGTGGGATAGCGAAGGGATCATTCAGTTTAGTCAAGCGTAACGTAAGCGATGGCCTCACCAACGTTTGTCGCGGTCGGAACTTCTGCAAGCGGCATAACCGATATCTCGGTAGACCTACCGAGCGGTTGGGCGCAGAACGATATCTTGGTTCTCTTTGTGGAGACGGCAGATCAAGCCGTCTCTACGCCGTCCGGCTGGACTCAAGTTACCGGCTCTCCCAGTAGTTTCACTGCCCTGACGCGTCTGACGGTTTTCTGGAAACGCGCGGGAAGTAGCGAGTCGAGCGTCACTGTAACCGATCCCGGCAATCACGCCCTGGGCGTGATGATAGCTTTTCGCGGGTGTCCGACCAGCGGCGATCCGTTCGATGCCTACGCCGGCAGCAGCGCCTCCGATACGTCGTCTCCGTATAGCTACACCCTGTCCAGTATCACGACGACAGTAGTTGACTGCCTGGTGATCCTGGCGGTAGCGTCGGCGGCGGATGACGCCACCAGCCGGGCAAGTGCTTGGACAAATTCAAATCTTACTAGCCTGACAGGACGCTTCGACGCCGGAACAACAAGCGGAAACGGCGGTGCGTTGTCAATTGCGACCGGCGAGAAAGCGACAGCCGGATCAACCGGCACTACAAGTGTCACCTGGGATGTAAGCGACTCCGTCGCCTGGTTGACTCTGTCTCTGAAGCCGCAGACCCAGTTCTCGGCAGGAGTTGCACCAGTCGTCGCCCGCGCAACAATAGTCGCGCCGACAGCGACATATCAGGCGCAACTGAGCGCCGCAGTTGCACCGCTGACGGTGCAAGCGGCACTTGTTGCGCCGACAGCGACATATCAAGCACAACTCAGCGCTGCGGTTACACCGTTGGTCGTGCAAGCAGTACCCGTTGCGCCGACGGCGACATATCAGGCACAACTCAGCGCCGCAGTTGCACCGCTGACGGTAAATGCAACGCTGCCCGCCGTGACTGCGACCGCAGTCACGGGTGGCGAGGAAACCGCCACAGTCGCCCCGCTGACGGTGCAAGCAGTACTTGTCGCGCCGACGGCAACATATCAGGCACAACTCAGCGCTGCGGTTACACCGTTGGTCGTGCAAGCAGTACCCGTTGCGCCGACAGCGACATATCAAGCACAACTCAGCGCCGCAGTTGCACCGCTGACTGTGCAAGCGGCAGCCGTCGCGCCGACAGCGACATATCAGGCACAACTCAGCGCCGCAGTTGCCCCGCTGACGGTGAGCCTGCTGCTACTGGCAGTGACGGCTATCGCTCGGACGGCGGCCAGGGCGACCACACCGATGTTTGGTGCAAACGTGCGCAGGCGAGAGGACGATTTGGTTGTGTTTGGCGCGAATGTGGCGCGGAGGTAGCAGGCATGAGTCACGAGATCAGCTGGCGACACACCGACACGGGTGTGACCCTGTACGTCACGATCCGCAGCACAGCGCGCACGTACTGGAACGGGGCGGATTTGGAAGCGCTGACGGTCGCCAATTGGGGCGACTACGACGTAGCGCTGAGCGAGACGCCGGCCTCCTCTTATTTCTATGTCGGCACATTTCCAGCGGGGGCTGCAGTTGGTTTCTACTGGCTGGACGTGTTTGTGCAAGCCGGGGCCAGTCCGGCGATCAGCGACACGTTGACAGGGACGATGGCTGGGTACTGGGACGGCGCGACATTTCGACCGTACGCGCCGAATGCGGTGGAAGTGTCCGATGCGGTGTGGGACGAGGATCTGACGGGGCATACGACGTCCGATTCGGCGGGCGAGGCGCTCGGCGAGGTGACGGTGGATCCGACAGTGGCGATCTCGGCGACGCAGGCGGCAGCGGTGGCCAGCGGGATGCTGGCGATCACGGTGTACGCGACCTGGACGCAGGCGATCACCAGCACGATGGCGCAGGACCTGGGCGGGGCGACGAAGCTGTGGCTGGCGGTGAAGGCTTCCTCACTGGACGACGACGACGAATCGGTGTTCTTCATCGAGGAGACGGCCGGGCTGACGGTGCTCAACGGGGCGGAGTACACGACGACAACGGACGGCGCGCTGGCTGTGACCGGCTCGGCGGGCGACTGGACGGTGACGGCGACGCTGGCGGTGGACGCGACGGCGGCGCTGGAGACAACGGGGCTGCTGCTGTACGAGCTGAAGGCGCTGATCGGCGGGACTGTCTACATCGTCTCGACCGGGCAGGCGCGGGTGCTGATCGGGCTGATCAAGGCCATAGAATAGCGCCGCTAAGGGAAGGTTAGGAGACAGGAAATGACGGCTGAACAACGCGATGTCACGGAGCCGGTGCCGACCGACAAGGAGCGGCCGGATCTGTACCGCCTGCTGATCGGCGGTCTTTTGGCCGTGAGCTTGCTCGGGATGCTGGCGCTGGCCCTGCTGGCCTTCGTCGAGAAGGCTATCCCGGACGGCATCACGGCGCTGGCCAGCGTCGCCATCGGGGCGTTGGCCGGGATGCTGGTGCGGAGGGAATGACGTGTTGACGGACGCCGAACTGGCGGCGATGCAGGAGATGCAGGAGACGGCCCTGCCGGACACCTGCACGATCTCGCGGGCGACGCTGACGACGGACAACGCCGGCGGCGCGACGCTGAGCTGGGCGGACGTGGCGACGGATGTGCCGTGCCGGGCCGGGCCGCCCTCGTCGCGCTGGGAGCGGATCGCGGCGGAGAAGGTGCAGGCGGTGAACGTGCAGATTTTTACCCTGCCGCATGACACGGATGTGCGACCGGCGGACCGCATCGTGTGGAGCGGGGAGACGTTCGAGGTGCAGCCCGGCGAGGTGGGGAGCTGGCCCACGGCGCTGCGGGTGATGTGCACCGAGGTGGTGGCCTGATGCCGGTCGAGTTCAATCATTTCCCGCTGATCGCCGACCGGCTCGAGAGCGGGGCGCGCCCGGTGGTGCAGACGACGATCAAGCGCATCGAGGCGTCCGCTAAGAAGTCGTTAGGGGGGCCACGGACGGGCATCGTCTACCGGGTCGGCGGGACGAAGGATCGGCCGATCTTGCACCAGGCGAGCGCGCCGGGCGAACCGCCGGCGACGGAGACGGGGAACCTGGCGAATTCGATCACGTCGCAGATGCTGGACAGCCGCACGGGGATGGTGAGCGTGGGGGCGGAGTACGCCGCGCCGTTGGAGTTCGGCAGCGCGCGGGGGCTAGCGCCACGGCCGTTCCTGACGCCGGCGGTCGAGCGCAACTGGCCGGACTTCCTGGCGGCCATGGAAAGGCTATTGACGCCGTGAGCGACACTTACAAGATCGACACCTGGTTGTATAGCGTATTGCACGGCGATTCCTCATTGGTGGCGGCGGCGCCGGGCGGGATCTACGCGGACATGGCGCCGTTGGGCGTGACCGGGGTGTACGTGACGTATGCGCTGATGGCCGGGAGCGATGTACTGACGATTTCCGGCGTGCGGATGTTGATGCGGGCGCTGTACGTTGTCAGAGCGACGGGCGAAGGGAACTCGTATTCGGTGGTGACGACGGCGGCGGATCGCATCGATGCGCTGCTGAAGCGCACCAGCGGGTCCACATCGGGCGGGCTGATCCTCTCCTGCGTGCGGGAAGAGCCGGTGCGTTACGGGGAGCTGGTGGACGGGAAACAGTTCAGGCATCTGGGCGGGCTGTACCGCATTCAGATCGAGGAGGTCTAGGAGATGACGGAGCGAGCAGTCGTCAATACGACGATGCAGATGGGGTTGGAGACGGTGCCGGGGACGGGCGTGGCGGCCGGTAAGTCTCTCAACGCCTTCAGCATCACGCCGGCGGTGAAATTCGACATCACCCGGTTTCGGGCGCTGGGCAACAAGTACGCCAGCGTCGGTGTGCCGGGGCGCCAGTGGGTGGAGGCGAAGATCGCCGGCGTCGGGACGTACGGCGAGCTGATCTACCTGCTGTCGAGCGTGCTGGTGAAGGTGTCGCCGGGAACGGACGGCACGACGAAGACGTGGACGCTGACGCCGGCGTTGTCGGCGCCGGACACGGTGGCGACCTACACGGTGGAGCAGGGCTCGAGCGTGCGGGCGCACAAGTTCGAGTACGGGCTGGTCACGGAGCTGGGGCTGAAGTTCTCCCGGCAGGCCGGCGTCGAGATCGACGGTTCGATGCTTGGCGAGGCGTTGCAGGACGGGATCACGATGACGGGCACGCCGTCGGCGGTGGAGAGCACGCCGCTGCCGATTGCGGGGGACGACATCAGCGTCTACCTGGCGGATTCGTGGGCCGGGCTGGCCGGGGCGAGCGCCTCCACCCGGGTGTTGACGGCCGAGTGGCGGGTTGCCAACCGCTTCAACACGCTGTGGGTGCTGGATGCCAGCCAGACGTCGTTCGTGGCCGTGGTGGAGACCGCGCCGACGGTGAGCCTCAAGCTGAAGATGGAGGCCGATAGCGCGGGGATGGCGTTGCTGACCACGATGGGCGCCGGCACGACGAAGTGGGCTCGGATCAAATGCACGGGGGCGGCGATCGAGACCGGCAAGTACTACACGTTGCAGATCGACGGGGCGTACGTGCTGGGCGAGCCGAGCGAGTTCTCCGACGAAGACGGGGTCTACGCCATCGAGTGGAACGCCGAGGCGATCTACGACGCGACGGCGGGGAAGACGATCGAGGCATACATGCGCAACCAGGTGGCGTCCCTATGAGCCTGACGCTGAACGGCCTACGCAACAACCGGCAGGTGCTGACGGTGCAATACGCCGGGGAGACGGTGGAGTTCACCTATCAGCCGGGGGCGGTGACGCCGGCGCTGGGCGCGTTGCTGGCCGACCCGGAGAACACCCAGCCGCTGGTCACGGCGCTCATCTCGGCGCTGGATAGCTGGAACCTGATCGACGACGAGACCGGCAGGCCGGCGATCATCTCTCCGGAGTTGCTGGAGACGCTGCCGACGAAGTTCCTGAATCTGCTCCTGTCGGCGATCTACCGGGACATCCAGCCGGGAAAATAGGGGTCCGGGAGCTGCGCCGCTGGCTGCTGACCGAGGGCGAGCTGGGCCAGTGCCCGGACTACTACCCGGTGATCAGGGCGGCGCGTTACCTCGGGGTGGCGCCGTGGGAGCTGAATGCGCAGCCGCTCGCTTGGCAGGAATGGGCGCTGGTGTGCGAGGCGGCGGAGATCGGGGCGCAGAACGAGGCGGCGCAGGAAGCGGTGAGGAAGCGGCGCTAAGTCCTCATTAGGCCCGCTGACGGGAGCCCGCTTGAAGGGGGACATGTGGTTGTAGCAGCGAGACTCAGTGCAATTGTACACGCCGACACCGGGAAGGCGACCAGCGACATTCGGGCATTTGGCGCTGAGGTGATGACCACCGGAAAGACGGTGGATACGCAGACGCGCAACATGGACATGGCGTTCTCCGGGGTGATGCGCGGCATCGGGACAATCGCCGGGGTCGGGTCGCTGAGCGCGCTGGCATTGGGCGCCGGGCGCGCCGTGATCGAGCTGGGGAATCTCGGCCAGGAGCTCAACAAGCAGCGGGCGTATTTTGACGTGTGGTCCGGCGGAGCAGCGAACGCGGCTGCCAACATGGAGGCCATGCGCGCGGCAGTCGGCAACAGCATGACCGAGATGGAGATGATGACGGCTGCCAATCAGCTCTTGAGCATGGGGCTGGCGAAGACGCCGGAGGAGCTGCGCAAGCTGTCGGAGATGGCGGTGATGCTGGGCGGTTCGACCCGGTCGGCAGGGGAGGCGATCAACGAATTCTCTCTGTTGCTGGCGAATCAGAGCATCTTGCGGCTGGATACGTTCGGGATCTCCGGGGCGCGGGTGCGCGAGCGCATTGAGGAGCTGCAAGCGGCCGAGGAGGGGTTGAGCCGGGAGCAGGCGTTCATGAACGCCGTGATGGAGATCGGCACGCAGAAGGTATCCGCGCTGGCGGCGGCGGGAGTGGACGCAACCACGGCGACGCAGGATCTGACGACGGCCTGGGGCCAGGCGCGGGAGGAGATCGCGGCCGGCTTGGATACGGCCGGGGTGACTGCGGAGCTGGCGCGCATTGTGAGCGGGGTCGGTACGGCGATCGGGGCCAGCCTCGGCGGCGAGTCCTCCGTGCTGAAGGTGCTGCAACAGGACCTGGCCTATCTGCAACAGCAACGAGATGCGATCGAGGCGGGCGGCGGGCTGTTCAAGGGCGCGCGTCTCAACGAGCTCGACCAGCAGATCGCCGCGGTGACGGCGCGGATCCAGGAATATACCACGGTGACCGCCGGCATGGCGACGGGGACGCAGCAGGTGGCTGACGGGCTGCGCGAGGTGGGCGCAGCGGCGGCCGAGATAGACACCACCGCCATCACAGAGGCCAGTACGGCGATCGAGGATCTGACGGCGAAGGTAGACAAGCGCATCGAAGTGGCGCTGACCGGCGATCTCTCCGGCACTGAGTTGGTGCTGGAAGGCGCGCAAGCGGCCGGATTCGCCGAGCAATTCAAGAACGACATTTTGAAGGCGGTCGCGGAGATCGCCGGGAAGGCGCCCACGATCTATGACGAGCTCGTCAACGGCGCAGCGACGGCTATGGCCGCGAAGGACAATACCAGTATTGTGCCGGCGCTGGCGGAGGCGATCTCTAGGGACCTGAGCACGAGTGCGGCGCTGATCCAGAACCAGGGCGGGCAGGCGTGGGTGCTGCTCGAGGCGGGGATCCTGGCGAAAGCGTCGGCGAGTGGGGTGTTGCGCGCGGCGATCCAGGCGGCGCTGGATGCGTTGACGGAAGAGTACACCAGCGGGCGCTAATTTGCTGTTAGCGGACGAGGGCCTCTGCGGAGGGGCGGAATGGCCGACTTTCAATACCTGAGCGGTAGCACATGGACGGATGTGCCGGCGCTGGCGCACCCCGATGACGACACGGGCTCCGTGCGGGTGGTGTTCCCGGCGGCGACGGACCGGGACGGCAACGGGGCGCCGTGCGGGATCATCGGGTTGCCGGAGGTGGAGATCATCGCCGATGTGATGCGCGGGACGGGCTGGGACTTCTGGCAAGACTTTTTCGCCGACGAGCTGGTGGAGACGGCGGACGTTTCGCTGAAGGTGTTCAACGAGCGGGCGGGTGACTGGATCGCCTATGCGGGCGATCTGCTGCGGCCGACGTGTGAGCGGATTCGGCCGGGGGCGACGGCGCTGGCCACCGAATACCGGGGGGTGGTGATCCGGGCAATCAACCTGGTGGAGCGCAGTGCGCCGGCGATCGGCAGCCAGCCCGAGGACGCCTACGAGATGACGGGCGGGACGGCGACCTTCGTGGTGTCAGCGGTCGGCGGGACGCTGACGTATCAGTGGCAGGTGGACACCGGGGGCGGCTGGGCGAATGTTAGCACCGGCACGGGCGGGACGTCTGCGTCTTACACCACGGCGACGCTGGTCGGGTCGGACAACGGCAACCTGTACCGCTGCCTGGTGACGAACGCTTACGGCACGACGACCTCCGATTCGGCCACACTGACGGTGACAAGCACGCTGGCGTCGAAGTTCACGGCCTACTGGGACTTCTACGAGGACGCCACGGACGCGGTGGGCGAGAATGACCTCACCGGCACCATCGAGGGCTACACCGGCAACAAGGCGAATTTCGAGGCGAGCAGCTCGCACTCGTTGACGGGGACGTCGGCTATCAACAGCGACGAGGGCGGCACCATCATGGGGTGGGTGCAACTGGAATCGTTGCCCAGCTCCGGCGATTATTTCTACGTCATGGCGACGACGCCAGAGGCCGGCGACAGTAAAGCCGGTTTCAAGATCTACATCGGCAGCACCGGCACGATCACGGGCAAGTTCACGAAGGACAACAGCACCGACACGGCGGACATCAACCTGCGGGGCAACCCGAACGTGGCCGAGATGTTCTTCTGCTTCCAGTTCGACCTGGCGGCCGACGAGATCCGGGGGTGGTCGAGCATGAACGACGACGAGGTTCCGGAGTTCAACGCCTCGACGCCGGAGGGTCTGACGTTTACGCCGGCGGGCGGCGACGAAGCGCCGATCTTCGGCAAGAACCCGGCCAGCACGACCTTCTATCTCGACGGCACACTACGCTGTGTCGGCTGGACGAACGAGATCCTGACGGAAGGAGAGATCGAAACGATGTACAACGCCGGGACGCCGCTGCGTCATGCGGAGATCGAATCGTGAGCACCTGGACGCAGGCCTTCGGCAACGCCAAGCGCACGTCATGCGTGACGGAGGGGCCGGGCAGCACGGCGCTGTATTGCCAGTGGTACACGACCTTCGAGCCGTACGTGCACCCGTGGGTGCAGCCGATAGGCGACACGGACGGCAACGTCTATGTCGCCACGTCGGCGGGGTTGCACAAGATTGACGCCTCCGACGGCTCGGTGATCTGGAGCTATGCGGGGCGCTACGCCAGCACGCCGGCCTGGGACGATGGCTATGTGTATGCGGCGCTGACAGACGGGCGGATCATCTGCCTCAACGCCACCTCCGGGGCGCTGGTGTGGACGTGGGACGATGCGACAGCGGGCTTCGACGCCGCCCTGCTGGTGTCGGTGGACGGGACGAAGCTCGTGGCGCCCTGCCGCGATGGGCGGGTGTACTGCGTCACGGCCTCGACGGGCGCGCTGGCATGGCAGTATCCCAGCGCAGGTAATGATCCCTTAGCGCCCTTCAACTCGCCGGCGGCGGAGTACAGCGGCAGCGTCTACATCCTCAACAATGACATGTACCTGCGCAAGCTCTCGCTGAGCACGGGCGCATTGCAGGACACCTCGGCCAAGCTACTCGGTGAAGCGTTCCGCGGCCAGCCGCCGGTGATCGACGGCGTGAACGGGTTCATCTACGTACCGAGCGGCGCGCCGCTATGCAAGCAGGGGTGGTCGGACGGCGTGACGTGGCGCGTGGACGACCAGACCGACTTCTGGACGGGGGCCACGGGCGGCGACCTGTGCGGCGTGACGACCGAGTCCGGCTTCGACGTCTACGACTATTCGGTGGCCGGCGACGCCACGCAGACGGTGATCGAGTTCGTTACCGCCAACCCGGATCGCGTGACGATGCAGGTGCTCGACCTCACGTCGCTGGACGAGTACGACCTGGGCGCAACGTATGACAACTGCCGGGTGCCGTTCATGCCGTGCCACACGAACAGCGGCAGCCGCTGGCCGTGCGCGGTGAGCGACGCCGGGGACGTGTATGTCACCAACTGGCGCTACAGCCCGGATGTGAGCCTCGCCACTTCGGCAGGCGTGTTCAAGTGGGATGTCGGGACGCCGCGCTTCATCCACATGGACTACTCGCCTGCCTGGGATGAGCCGCTCTGGTTCACCCTGAGCGACGGCGGCGACTACTTGCACGGCAGCCTGTGCGAGAATCGGACGGCGTTCGGCATTGACGTGGCGACGCCGGATGTCACCGACTACTGGACATATGGCGATGTGGGTGAGGGCCTGACGGCGATTGCGCCGGGGTGGGACGACAACCTCATCTGGACCACAGACAACCCGGTCGGTACAACGTGGTCGTGTGACGGCACAAACAAGAACGGCAACGTGGGCTGCGCGGCCGTCTACACGGCGCTGCCCGTGCCGGTCGGCAATTTCCTTTATGCGCTGGCCTCTAACACGTTGGTCTGTCTTGGCACAACCGTTACGACGACCGGGACGCGGGCCGCCACGTTGGCGGCGGAAGAGTTCACGCCGAGCGTGACGTTGGACGCCGCCGACGCCGTGGATTTGCTGGAAGCAGCGCTGGCGTTCGTGAACACGGCAAGCCCGGAGCACTACCGGCCCGGCTACGTCAATCACCTAAACAGTGAGCATGACAACAACAATAGCGATACGACCACCCACCTCTTCGTTGGGACAGGGATGTATGGCCGCTGGATTGACGAAACCCTGACGCCGCTGTTGCGCGCCTATCCCTACGTATCATCCGCACTGCAAGACAAAATCCGCGCCTATGTCAAAGCGGAGTTTGAGGCTTGGTCGTGCCTCAGTAATTACTCGTGGATTCCCAACGACGGCAGCGGGCACGGCG